CTCAACAAACAACAGCAGCACCCGCCGCGACACCAACAACAGCATCAGCAGCACCTGCGCCAGCGTTAAAAGAAGCAGCTGGTGGATTCAATCGTAGAGCTATTGCTATTAAACAAGCTAAAGATCTAGTAGCTAAAAATGTAATTCCGTTGGCAACAAAAAATAAAATAAATCCAAATCAAATAGCAAGTGATCCATCAACTAAAAAAGCACTTGATAAATTAAACAAGTTATCACAGGCCACTGTTAGTAAAATTAAATCTAGCAAGGTTAAAAAACAACAAGTATCTCAGGCATTTACTGATTATGCTACAGCGGCATTGACCAGTGCTCTTGGCGCCAGCGGGCAAGGCGCACCAGCAGACAATCAGGTAGCCAACACACCAGCATCACAAACTGAAAAAGCAATGGCAGTCCAAACTATTTCTAAAATGACCGGCCAAGATGGCGCAAAGATTGCGCAGGCAGCCGAAACAAATCCACAGGTCAAGCAAGCATTGGCTACTATTACAAAAGAATCACTTGAGCAAAAATTAAATCAAGCATTATTGTTAATGAACGAAGCACAAATATTCATCACTAAAGACATTGTTGTCAAAACAGCCAGTGGAAATTATGTAAAAAATCATCGCGATCAACTGTGGTATGATCCTAATGGCACCGCAATTGACCCAGTCAAGTATGCTGAATACATTGCTAAATTAGATGCGACTCCGCAGGCACAAGCAAGATATCAAGCAGATGCTGTCAATAGCAAAGGCAGCGATACAGGCATAGCCAACGCAGAACCAATTGTGCCACCGGCACCTGAGCTACCAGCAGACCCAATTCAACAAATGGCAGATCAACAGCACCTGTCTACCATGATGCGAGTACAACAGGTTAATAACTTAAACGCACAAATTCAAGACACATTTAATCAACTACAAAATGCTAAAATCTTTAACACAGGCCAAGAAGATTATCTCAAAGATCGCATGGCAGCATTAATTGCGATGAAGGCATAATATGGGCGGCAACGTATTCAAAAACAAAGATGGCCAGGCTGCCACGCAACGTATCAATCAAACCGACGTTAAAACAACCCTGTCCTGGCTTGAGCAAATGTTAGACATTGACTTGCAAAATAATACATTGGGCTCAACCGGACTTAAACCTACCTCGGGCGACATGGATGTCGCTGTCGATATTGAGCAAATATCACCAGATCAACTGGCCGCTGAACTTACACAGTGGTGTGCCAGTCATAAATTAGATCCCAAAGAATACATTAAAAAATCTGGAACCAACGTGCATTTCAAAAGTCCTATCGCTGGCAATCCTGATAAGGGATATGTACAAACAGATTTTATGTTTATGAAAAACATGGGCGTGGGTAAGTTTTTCTTAACAGCACCTGCTGATTCCAAGTACAAAGGACAGGATCGTAATGTATTGGTAAATTCTGTTGCCAAAGCACTGGGCTACAAGCTAGATCAACGCCGCGGCATCATTGATCGTGCCACAGAAGAGGTAGTAGAAACCGATCCAGACAAAATTGCCAAATTATTATTGTCATCTAAAGCTACCAAAGACGATTTGTATTCTGTAGAAACTATTATACAAGCACTGGCCAAAGATCCTAAGCGCGATGAAAAATTAGCCACTGCCCGCGAATACTTTGCTCGAACTGGTGTTCCATTTTTTGAAACCACTGAATTGTACACAGAAGTCAGCTTTATGGCTCGCTTGCGTGATCGCATTGTTAACCAAGGCATGCAACCCCTAGTAGAACAAAAACTGTTGGAAGGATCTGATGCTCGTATTGAACATCTGGAAGACCTAGTGTTTGAAAAAGGTAGCCGTGGCATCAGTGAAGCCATCGCTATCGCCCAAGCAGTAGCTGCCAATACATCTGGTACCACATCGGTCAAGTGGGATGGCAAACCAGCCATTATCTGGGGGCGAAAAGCGAACGGTCAATTTGTACTAACAGACAAAGCAGGATTTACTGCCAAAGGCTACGATGGACTTGCCACCAGCCCAGTGGCGCTGGCACAGATGATGACCAACCGCGGTGGCGATCGCGGCGAACTCATTGGCATCTATGAAAAGTTATTTCCCATACTACAAGCATCTGTGCCTGAAAACTATCGCGGATTTGTCAAAGGCGACTTACTTTACATCAACACCCCACCAGAGGTGGCCGGTGCCTTTGTGTTCAAACCTAATACTGTAGAATACAAAATTCCAGCAGCCAGTGAGCTAGGACAGCGCATCGCCAACAGTGAAGTTGGCATTGCCGCTCATACACGCATCGCCGAAGAAAGTGGCAAGGAACAACCAATTGGCCAATTAGATCTTAATTTAGTTCCAGGATTATTATTGATTGAACCCACAGATAAAACTATTAAAAATATTCAACCTGAAAGTAAGTTGATCAAACAGATCAAACAACTCAATTCAGCGCACGGCAAAGATATTGATTTATTATTCAATCCAGCAGAATTGCGTAGAATGCAAGTCTCTGACCTACCAGCCTTGTGTAAAAAATACATCAACTCACGTATCAACACACATTTTCAAAATTTATTGCCAGATTTTGGTGCCTGGCTGCAAAAGTCGGTAACCCCACGTAAATACAACAACATCGTAGAATACCTACAAAGCCCACGATCTAACATGGATGGTATCTCTGCGGTATTCACAGCATTTTTAGGGCTGCATGACTTAAAAATGGACATCTTACAGCAACTAGATCGTCAACAACCAGGACACGAAGGCTGGGTATCTGCTACTGATTCAGGACGTGCTAAGTTTGTAAACCGGTTTGGCTTTAGCGCCGCAAACCGAGCCCAAAACAATCCTAAACCCGCCACCTAGATCTCCTTTTTTACCTCAAATGGTAAATACTTGTAGGACGTAAGGTCCACATATATAGGAGATTTAAATCATGGCTTCAATTCCATTAGTATCAGGTGGTTCACAACCAGTATTCGCTATTGACACACTCAATGGCCCACAATTAGCTGCAAACGCAACATACGCACCAGCAGGCACACCAACAAACTTCATGGGCCCAGCTCTTGACTTTTTTGGTATCGATCTAGGTGCTGATCCTTCAGCTCAAGCAGGTGTTAACGGCGCAATCCAGACTATTTTGCAAACTATTCAGCAAACAAGTACTGTAGCAATTTATCAAGTTGCTGCGACTGCTAACGTAACAAACATGAGCGTTGCTCTTTATCCATTGGGCGCATACACAGCTGCAACATTGCAAGCTAGTATTCGTGCTTTGGGTGCAAACGTTGCTGGCACAGGTTACGACGCTTCTGGCGCAACAGTAACTAATGTTGGTTTCCGTTTGGCAAGTACAGCTACTACAGCTTCTTAATTTTAGAAGTTTTAGTAACACACAAAAGCTCCGCAAGGAGCTTTTTTGTTGGCTGTTGATTAATAGCTTAAATACTCCTATCATGACAGTCAGCAATATTAGTAAAATTACCGAACTAACAATTTACGAGTCACCCGATGGCGGCCGCACAGTTTATGCTCGTCGCCCTGGCAGCAATCATCGCGAACTACATTTGAAAGATCCTGAGTTAGAAAAAGAATTAGCTGATATGAAACAACAAGAACGGTGGCAGTTCATCTTGGCTGAACGTAAAAATAACTCAGAGCTAAATCACATCTGTGAACAAGCCGAACTGCTGTATGAATTGACTAAGAAACCACGATGAGATTTTCTTGTTTGACCCTATTTGATATCACAGCCACTGGCGTAACTGGCCACTTCAAATCTACAAGTATTCCATTTACCGATGCTGCCGGCCATGTAATAGACTCAGCACAGGCATGGAATCATGCTCGTAATCAACAGCGAAATTGGGAAACTATTACTCAGTTGATCGGTATGCGTACTCAAATACAACGATTAACTACGCCTATTAAACAAGATAACAAGTGGTATTTTGAATTTGAAGTCGAAACCCCGGCAGTTTTTGGCCCTGAAGATAATCCAGTATCTGTGTTACAAAACGATTCTATTGGCATACCAATGTTGGTTGATCTCGACAACGAAGCAATTTTAAATCCAAGATTGGTCCCAGATTACAACACCTGGTTTAAACAAATACCATAAATAAATGATACGGGAAAAAAATTATGGTTGAAACCACAGATATTGAAAAAAAGAGCCTAGAAGCTCACGTTGAGCTATGCGCTGAACGTTACAATGCGCTCGAAATCAAGATCGAAACCGTTGACGAAAAATTAACAGCCCTTGGTGCAATGATAAGTGAAGTAAAGTCAGCTGTAAGCAAAATGGCTGAAAAAAACAATGACAGATTAATATCATGGGGCATAGGTATAATTGGTGCGTTATCTGCTTCGGTAATTTATCTTGTTACCCATTACATAATTAAATGAAAATCACAAAAGAGTTTGATCAGATAATGCGTCAGGAATTTCCTGACATTATGAAAAATTTAATATTTCGTGATGAAGATGACAGTTATCGTGTGTTTGATCGTTACCGCATTGTCAACGAGCAAATCGGATTTCGTGTACTTTGTTCAGCAACAGACGTGGGCTTATTTGGCTCTACAAGAACAGCACTCAGCTGGTGTATTGCAGATAAAAATCAAGCATACAATCTTGCCCGTGATATTTTTAATTTAGACGTAAAACTACGCAGTTTAACAAACGATATCAATACTAGAGCCAATATTGCAGACCGCAGTAAAGAGCCACAATTTCGCGAAACTATTGAAACTAAACTAGAAACCAAGATTATACGCAAAAAACAAGTAGAGCAGGAATTAACCAAATGTATCAACTATGCTAAATACTGTCAACAACGAGGATTTAATAATGAAACTATTCGAACTAGCCGCCAACCCAACAAAGAGCGCCGCTAAGGTATTTGAAAGCTATTTTGGAGACAGCATCAATGTTGATGTAATCTCCCCTAAGCAGGCACGTGTAATGCTCAGCAAAGTACAGAAACTTGTAAATGAGCATCGTGCTACTCCAGCATTTCATCAAAGTGAAAAGAACCCAACTTACTTAAAGTTAATGATGATGGAACGTGTTCTTGCTACCAAAGTCAAAGAAACTTCTACAATCCCAGTTGGTGCCACTGCCGGTGCCACATTCAATCAAGCACAGACAGCTGGCCAGAACGCAATGGCTAAACCTAATGCTACTATTCAGCAAGGTCAGGCAATTAACGCTGCCAAGATTGCAATGATCAAAGATCCTAAGTTGAAACAAGCAGTTACCAAGGCCAGTCAAGGTCAAGCATTGAATACACAAGATCAACAGTTGGTAGCGGCAGCCGCTATGCAAACTGAAAGCAAACAAATTCGTCGTCAACTTTACAACCTACTCCGTGAGTCAGAAGTACAACAAGCTCAAGTGGTGTTGGCAAGTCAAGACATGGTTGACGAAGTACAAAAAATGAGTGAACAGGTATCAGCCATGCAGTTTAAAGATTTGCCAGCCCTGGTTGATCAAATCAAAAATCAAATTGGTGTTGACCAAGCTATGCAGTTCAACACAGACGCAACAGCAGCATTGGCTGGCTTGTTACAAAACTTACAAGGCGCACGTCAACAATTAGATCAGGCACTTGGTGTAGTAACAGGTCAAGCTGCTCCTACTATTCCTGGCGACGACGGCATGGCTGGTGAAATGCCTCCTGAAGGCGAACTTGATGCTGAGCCAGACCTCGGCGGCGTTGATGACATTGATGCTGAAATTGACATTGAAGAACCAGCCGGCGGCGCAGGTTTAGGCCGCGCAAAACGCTAGTATGTTAATCTTTGAAGTTGAAAATTCCGGCGCCAACGACGCAGGTAAGTTAATGGCATTGACAACATTCTTATCTGGTCGCGCCGGCGATACCAACGCCAAAAAACAAATTTCTACACAGGCATTTATCCAAATGGCCAAAAGTCTCGGAGTCAATGTTACTCCTGACAACATCGGCGACTTGATTGCTCAAGAACCACTTTCAAATGTATTACAACCATACGATCCAAATTCTGGCAAAGTCACCTTCAAGGGCAACGATGAGCCAGGCGAACAACCAATGGACACCGCCCAAGCAGAAAAAGTAGTAAATTCAAATGCCAAATCGGCAATGAATCGCCGTTCCTAAATAAAACTCTTCTACCAATTAGTTGTAAATACATCCTATGGATAATCGCATTGTTGTCGACAAGCTCGAATTCTACATTACAAATGTTTGTAATTTAACCTGCTCCGGATGTAACCGATACAATAACTACAAATTTTCTGGTTGGCAAGACTACGACGACTACGCCAATGTCATTCAAGCCTGGGCAAAAAAAATTAAAGTAATAAAACCGTTTATTCTCGGTGGAGAACCCTTGCTCAATCCCTCTATCAATAAATGGGTTGAGGGTATTCGAGCAGCATGGCCTGACACGTTCTCTCCACAAATTATCAGTAACGGTGCTCGCATTGATCAAGTCAAAGGGCTGTACGAATCATGTCAAAAAACAGATACGTTTATTGGCATAAGTTTACACCGAGACGAAGATAAGGAAATAGTTTTCCGTAGAATTAGAAATTTTTTAAAACATCCCATACAAGAAGGGCCACAGCTAAGAACAGATATGAATTCTGATTATCAGTTTATTGACGCCAATTATGTCCAAGTGCATGTATGGATGACTACAGAATTTTTACAAAATAATATCATTGAACGACCTGACGGAACACGCACCTTGTATCAAAGCGACCCAATAGAAGCACACAAGGCCTGTCCACAGGTGTTACATAAAAATTATCACATGATCAAGGGCAAGGTTTACAAGTGCGGACCTGCTCCGTTGATGGTGGAATTTGATCAACAGTATCCGTTTGACCTTAGCGATGAAGATCGGGCACTATTGTACACAGACCCGGGCTTGAGTTTTGATGATTTTGACACACGCGGAGCCGAATTCTTTGCCAACATAGATAACCCAATTCCGCAATGTAAATTTTGCCCAGAATCGTTCGAATGGCATAAAATTGAGTTTACTAACCTAAAACCCAATAAGATTTGACAAAAAAATCAAAAAATAGTATAATTACTATTAGTAGTACAAATAGGAGAAGTAAATGAAAAAGATTCTCGCACTAGCATTAATGACAGTATCGGCATCAGCCTTTGCCTGGCACAACAACGGCTATTACAACAATGGATACCGCAACAACTGGGTGGCACCTTTTGTAGTGGGAGCAGGCATTGGTTACCTGGCTAACCGCCAATATTATGTACAACCAGTGTATTATCCGCCACAGGTGGTGTATGTACAGCCACAGGTAACTTATGTTCAGCAAGCTAATCCAATTCCGGTTGGATATCGTCAAGAAAATATTCTTGATAGTAATTGTAATTGTTATCGCACAGTATTGGTACCTAACTAATGGCATACTCAGAAAAAGTCATAGATCACTATGAAAATCCACGCAACGTGGGCAAGATGGAAATTGACGACACAGTAGGCACTGGCATGGTCGGCGCACCTGCCTGTGGTGACGTGATGAAACTACAGATAAAGGTAGAAGATGGAATTATTGTGGACGCCAAGTTTAAGACGTATGGGTGTGGTTCAGCGATTGCGTCAAGCTCGCTGGTCACGGAATGGGTCAAGGGCAAAACGCTCGAGCAAGCAGGCGAGATTAAGAACAGCGCGATTGCAGAGGAACTCGCACTTCCTCCAGTCAAGATCCATTGCTCAATACTTGCTGAAGACGCAATCAAGGCCGCTGTAGAAGATTACAAAAAGAAACACCAGTGATAAAATTATCAGATGTTAGGCATTTACACCTTGAAGTAAGTTCAGATTGTAATGCTCGTTGCCCCCAATGCCCAAGAAATTTTCACGGCTATCCATTCAATTTTGGATACGAGGTAACGAACCTGTCATTGGAAAAAATTAAATCATTGTTGCCTGTAGAATTTGTAGCACAGCTGGATGAAATATTAATCAACGGCAATTACGGTGATTTTGTAATGAACCCTGAGAGCATAGAAATTGTTGCGTGGTTTCGCAAGCATAATCCTGCTTTAAAGATAGACATCAGTACCAATGGCGGAGCAAGAGATCGCGAATTCTGGACCAAGCTGGCTGAATATCGACCAATAGTTTCTTTTTGTATTGACGGGTTAGAAGATACTCATTCCTTGTACAGACAAAATACGGTGTATGACACAGTGATTAAAAACGCACAAACATTTATCAATGCCGGCGGAGTTGCTTTATGGTGTATGACAGAGTTTGATCATAATTTGCATCAGTTTGAAGAGGCAGAACGTATCAGCCAGACCTTGGGATTTTATGGATTTAATCGCAGGGCCAGTGTTCGTAACACAGGTCCTGTGTACGACAAGCAAGGCAATAGAGTATTTGTAATGAAAGATCTTCGCAACGACTTTCCAGAAAAAATTGACGATACATTTGCTCAGAGCAACAGAATTAGACCAATGACCGCCAAGTACCGGCCTGCTGTTTGTGAAGCACTTGAACAACGTTCAATGTACATAAGTGCCGAAGGAACTATTGATCCGTGTTGTCATGTTGGTATGAACAAGCCAGACTTTATTTGGTGGGCAGGCGATGCTGAATTAAGACTAGGGCAGTATCCTACCACATTAGATAATGGTATTGGGTGGTACAATAAAATACTCAATGCTCTCGATACACCTGAACAAATGCAAGCTTGTAGTGGAGTATGTGGACGATGATTACAGTGACATCAGTAGCGGGTGATAAAATCCGCAAAAATTTAATTAAACGTGGCAGTGGTATGGGCATTCGTCTTGGTGTAAGAACCACTGGCTGTAGTGGTCTTGCTTATGTGTTAGAATACGTAGACACACTGGCACCCGAGGATACAGCCTTTGAGCAAGATGGTTTTGTTGTAGTAGTTGATCCCAAAAGCCTGACCTTGATGGACGGCTTAGAAGTAGACTATGTGCGCCAAGGGCTCAACGAAGGTTTTGAGTTTAATAACCCACAAGAAAAAGACCGTTGCGGATGCGGCGAATCCTTTAGAATTTAATGATTAAATTGTAGGTTGACATTTTATTAATAATTTAGTATAATAGTAGTCTAACTGTAAATGGTCACTAACTTTGTACAATCCAAAATTTCCGTATCACGAATTATCACGCACTTCTGAAGAAGGACAGCGTCTTTACCTCACCCCCGATGGTAAAAAGGTTCCTAGTGTAACCACTATTCTTTCCGCTACCCAACCAGAAGAAAAAAAGCAGGCACTACAAAACTGGCGTAATCGTGTGGGCGTAGACAAAGCTCAACAGATCACTACAGAAGCCGCCAACCGCGGAACACGTATGCACACGTACCTTGAACACTATGTTAAAACAGGTGAGATGAAAGATAAAGGTAGCAACCCGTTTAGTTGGGCAAGTCATGCCATGGCAGAAACTGTTATTCGTGACGGACTCAAGCACGTGGATGAATATTGGGGAGTAGAAATACCTTTGTATTTTCCAAGTTTGTACGCAGGCACTACAGATTGTGTAGGGTTACATCAAGGCGACGAAAGTATCATTGACTTTAAACAAACCAACAAGCCCAAGCGCCAGGACTGGATTGAAGATTATTATTTACAGCTAGTAGCTTATGCCCTAGCCCATAACGAAGTGTACAAAACTAACATTCGCAAGGGTGTGGTTTTAATGTGCGTAAAACCTGAAACAGATGCCATGGGCAATTTAACTACAGACCCACAATACCAGGAATTTACGCTAAATCCCCAGGATTTTGACCACTGGGAACAGCAATGGTGGAAGCGCCTAGAGCAATATTACTCGCAGACACAATAACACTAAATACACGATATTAAGGAATCGTGTAAATGGCAATCGTCCAAATCTCTCAAATTACTAACCGCAAAGGGTTAGCAGTTGATTTACCACAATTAGCAGGCGCAGAACTTGGTTGGAGTACAGATACTCGCCAGCTTTGGATTGGCAACGGCACGTTGGCCGAAGGCGCTCCCGTTATTGGTAACACAGAAATTCTTACTGAATTTAGTGATATTATTAATATTGGCGCTGCTTACACTTACAAAGGCACAGCAGCCGGTTACATTGTACAAACAGGCCCAACACCAGGCGACCCTATTGTTCAAAGTTTACAATCATGGTTGGACCAATATGCGTCCGTTAAAGATTTTGGCGCAACAGGCGATGGCTTGACTGATGATACTGATGCTATCAATCGCGCATTGTTTCAATTGTATTGCCGCCAGTCAAATCCACAAATTCGTCGCTCGCTATTCTTTCCAGCCGGTGTGTATGTTGTCAGTGATAGCATCAATATTCCACCATATGCCATGCTTATTGGCGAAGGCGCCGACAGCTCAATTATTCGATTAGTCGACGGCGCCGGTGCTGTTCAGCAGGTAGCACAAACCGCTGATAGTTTACAACAAACTGGTGTTAACATTGGTTCCGGTGGAGCAACTCCACCAACAGAAATCACCATTGCTAACCTGGCATTTCAAAGTTTGGATGGCGCCTCCGATGTGTTTTTATTACAAAGTGCCACAGCTTGCCGTTTTCAAAATGTAAGTTTTATTGGCCCTCTTACCACTAGCCAAGTTACATCTGACGCAGCGGCAACTCACTGTGTGACATTGAGCAGTGACGTAGTCGTAACCAGCGACGTTATTTTCCAAGGTTGCGCATTTACTGGAACTGTATGGGGCTTCAATACCAACGATCCGGTCAAAGGTATTAACATTGACAAGTCTAAATTTAATATTCTTTATTCTGGAGTAATTTTAGGCCAAGGCGTTGTTATCAGTGGCGGCGCCACTGGTGTTCGTGTTACCAACAATACGTTTGATAACATTTATGCTGAAGGTATTATTTTCGGATCAGTAAGTCTTAATGCGTCTGGTTACAATATTTTTTATGATGTAGGTAACGATTTACAAGGTACCACCAATCCATCTACTGCTATCATTAGTTTTGAAGGCAACAATAATGTTAGTATTGGCGATATGTTTGAACGCACTGATGCTTATTCAACTATTCATCCTCGAGTTGATTTAAATAATACCTTAAGTATTGCCACTACCAACGGTAGCCAATTGTCATTGGGTGACTACACAATAAAATCTGGTATCGTAGCCACCCTAGCAGACAATCAACCAACAGCACAAACAATTTTTACAGTGAGTCCATTGCTTACTCGCGCATTCACAGTTAATTACACTACACTTCGCGGAGAAGGATATCGCACAGGTAGTTTGATTGTAACATCAATGGGAACATCAACTGCCGTTCAGTACATGGACGATTATGTAGAAAATACCGACATAGGCATTGCCTTGAGTGTAATTCAATCAGCTGAAGGATCCGATATGTCTGTGCAATACACCTCAACCGCTTCGGGCTCCTCAGCCCAGATGACCTACTCTATCACTTATTTGTCTTAAGATGTGGTATCCAGATTTTAGTGATAGGTTAGATGCCTGGCACGGTCTTCGTACCGCCGCTCAATCTCAGCCATTAGAACAAGCACTTGACCTTGTCAACCAATGGTGGTTTAACTCACCTTGGCAAGCCTATTACCTACATTGGGACGATCAAGCAAAATGGCCAGATCCATGGCAATTATTATCAGATAATGTGTTCTGCGAGGTCGCAAGAGGCTTGGGAATACTGTATACTATTAGTATGATCGATCATCCAGAAATCGCCTCTGCTGAACTGGTTTTAACAGAAGATGGATATAATTTAGTCCAAGTGAACAAAGAAAAATACATACTTAATTGGGAACACAATAATATAGTAAATACTCGCTCAGTAGTAAATATCAAGCGGCGATTGAAGCAAGAAGAAATTAAACAGCAGTACAATTAAAATTTAGAGAGTTATTAATGCAAATTACAGTAGTCAAAAGAAGCGGACAACGTGAACCACTTACCATTGAAAAATGGCAAGCACAAGTCGCAAAAGTCTGCCAAGGAATCGCTGACGTCAGTCAGTCCATGATTGAAATCAAAGCACAATTACATTTTTACGATGGCATTACAACACAAGAGATAGATGGCATCACTCTCCGTGCTATTGTTGACCTAATTGACGTTGAATCTAATCCTGATGTGGGCCACACCAACTATCAGTACGTGGCAGGTAAACAGCGCCTATCAATGTTGCGTAAGGATGTTTATGGTCAATATGAGGTCCCACACCTGTACGAGATTGTAAAGAAAAATGTATCCACTGGTCTTTACACCGCAGAACTTCTTGAGTGGTACACTGAAGAAGATTGGAACCGCATGAATGATATGCTGGATCACGACAAAGATGAAGGCTACAGTTATGCGGCCATTGAACAATTAATTGAAAAATATCTTGTACGCAATCGTGCTACAAAGGAAATTTATGAAACTCCACAAATTCGTTACATCATTGCGGCGGCTACAGTCTTCCATAAAGAAGAGCCTAACACCTCCCGTATGCGCTACATCAAAGAATACTACAACTGTGCCAGTGATGGCCTATTTACTCTTGCCACTCCTGTGCTGGCTGGTCTTGGTACTCCTACTAAACAGTTTAGTAGTTGTGTGCTTATCCGTAGTGACGACAATCTTGACAGTATTTTTGCTTCGGGGGAGATGATGGCCAAATATGCCGCTAAAAGAGCTGGCATTGGTTTAGAAATTGGCCGCTTGCGTCCGTTGGGTGCTCCTATCCGCGGTGGGGAAGTCATGCACACAGGCATGGTTCCATTCCTCAAAAAGTGGTTTGGTGACCTGCGTAGTTGTAGTCAAGGCGGCATTAGAAATGCTAGTGCCACTGTGTTTTATCCTATATGGCATTATCAGTTTGATGATCTTATTGTGCTCAAGAATAATCAAGGTACGGATGAAACTAGAGTTCGCTTCATGGATTACGGAGTGGTTCTCAACTCTTTCTTCTGGCGTAGATTCAAAAACAAAGAACAAATAACATTCTTTGATCCTAACGAAGTACCTGATTTGTATCAAGCATTTTACAGTAATACAAAACTGTTTGAAGAACTGTATGTCAAGTATGAAAAACGCAAGGACTTACGCAAGAAACAAATGGCAGCCGAAGATGTATTCAAAGGCGGCATCCTAAAAGAGCGTACAGATACAGGCCGTATCTATCTAGTGTTTATTGACAATGTGATGAATCAAGGGCCGTTTGATCCTGAAGTACACACAATCTATCAGTCAAACTTGTGTTGTGAAATTTTATTGCCAACCAAATCTTTTAAACGCTTGGACGATCCAGAAGGACGCATTGCCCTATGTACACTAGGCAGTATCAACTGGGGTGCTTTCCGTAATCCAGAGGATATGCGTCGTGCTTGCCGTATCTTACAACGCAGTCTTTGTAATATTCTTGACTATCAAGACTTCCTGAGTATCCAAAGTCAGTTGAGTAATGATGAAATTCAGCCCTTGGGCATAGGCATTACTAACCTAGCCTACTGGCACGCCAAACGCAGTTTACGGTATGGCGAAAAAGATGCCTTACAAGAAGTTAAAACTTGGATGGAACATCAAGCATACTATTTGACACAGGCCACAGTTGAACTTGCTAAAGAACGTGGTCCTTGCCTACACTCAGACAAGACACGCTACGGCCAAGGCACGTTCCCTTGGGAGTTACGTGCCAGTGCTGTTAACGAATTAGCAGACTTTAAACCTGAGTTGGACTGGGAAACCTTGCGCACCAACATGAAACAGTATGGTGTGCGTAATGCCACCTTGATGGCCGTGGCTCCGGTTGAAAGCTCAAGCGTTGTAATTAATTCAACCAATGGTATTGAAATGCCAATGAGTTTGATCACTGTCAAAGAATCCAAAGCAGGTAGCTTAATTCAAGTGGCTCCAGAGTACAACAAGTTAAAAAACAAGTATCAGCTCATGTGGGAACAAAAAGACTGTGACGGTTATCTTAAAACAGCGTCGGTGATCGCAGCCTATGTGGATCAGAGTATCTCAACCAACACCTTCTATAATCCCGCGCACTTTGTCGACCGCAAAGTACCTACCACCCTGATTGCTAAGAATTTAATGTTGGCACATCGTTGGGGACTCAAGACATTCTACTATAGCCTAATCAACAAGCAAGGTTCAAAAGGTCAAGACGAACCAGTAGAAGACAAATTAGAAGCGGTCGACTTTGACGACCAGGAAGATTGCGAAAGTTGTAAATTGTAGAAAGAAAAATTATGAAAAAAATATTAATATCATTAATGCTTGGCATCGTATTAGCGAGTGGTGCTCAAGCACAAGATGCGCCAAAGACCTTGTTAAGCTCAGGAACCATAAGCCCTTATAAGGCTCAGCGCAATGGACTATTCATGGCTGCAGATTTTCTTGCGGCAGTTCCTGGCAACACGCGATTTGAAATCAGCACACAGCCCTGGATGGATACCACAAACAACACCGTTGTTATTGAAAAGATGCCATATGTGAGTGGCACCAAGTATGCCAAGGATTACGCAAAAGAAGGTAGTGTGTTTGCCATTACCGAAGATGCCCAGTATCGTTATTTTGTAGGCAACGGATTACCAAACACCGCAATGGGCGACTTCCCTGTACAACCTGGCACTCCTGCTTACAAATATTATCAAGCAGCTCCAGGTGGACACGATTTTAGAACAGGTCTTCCTGGTCGCGACTATTCAAGTGCCGCGGCCATTGGCATTAGTCCTTATGAGTTAAATATTCAACTACCTAAAATCCCAAAGCTGAGTGCCAAGCCCAATCCCATTGCCGCATTGCCAATTGGTGTCACACTCACAGGTACAGTATGGCACGCTGAGATCGCCAACGCCAGCACCACAGCATGGTATCCACCTGCTTCGATATTGCCTATTGATCAGTGCTGGGGACATCCTTATGCCCAACAATATCACTTACATGGTTATAGTTGGAAGTGCTTTCCTAATCAAGGAACAGAAGGTCACTCGCCCTTGTTTGGCTATGCCCTAGACGGATTTGGTATCTATGGTCCCAGAGGCGACGATGGCAAAATGGTCACCAATGCCCAACTGGATGAATGCCACGGACACACTCATCCTGTGATGTGGGACGGCAAGATGCAGAATATCTATCACTATCACTTGAACCGTGAATTTCCCTATGCTATTGGCTGTTTCAGAGGCGAAGTCAACTATGAACAAGCCCTCGGGTCAGCTGATTTAAAAGCACACAACAAACCTCACGGAGTACCCGGCAAAGGACATGACCATAAGGGTCACAAAGAGCAAGGTATTATTGCGATTCCAATTGGAGCCTTTCAATAATTGCTAGTCATTGACATAAAACAATAATATGAATATTGTGTTACCGGCATCGCCAACATTTTGTTTAGCACCGTGGGTCCATGCTTGTGTGAGAACTGATTCTACCTTGGCACCATGCTGCCAATGGATGGGTAAATCTACAACTAGATACGCAGAATTTGATCAGTGGATTAATTCTGATCAGTTACGGCAAGTTCGCAAGGATATGTTAGAAGGAAAACAAATCCCTGAATGCACTAGATGTTGGACAGATGAAAAAATTGGAACTACAAGTGCTAGACTTTCTTACAATAGAGAATTTAAAAAAGTTATTAGCAAGCTAGACATAACCGATAACTACAGCGTAGACAACGATATTGTTACTTTTGATTTACGACTAGGAAATCTTTGTAATTTAAAATGTGTAATGTGCAATCCAAGCATATCTAGTCAGCTAATGACAGAATACAAACTTAACAAAGAAAAGTTTGATAATATTAAAACTTATCAGGCGCCGGGATTGGGAGTAGATTATGCATGGCCAGATGATCCTTCGTTTAATGAATTTTTAAATAAGATTAAAGCAAATATTAGATGGATCAAATTTACAGGCGGCGAACCTACTATGATTCCATATGTTATTGATTTTTTAGCCGGCATTCCTGATCCAAGCATGGTTAAGATAGTCATTGTAACCAACGCTACTCGCATCAATCAAAGACTACTTGACATCCTAAGTAAATTTAATCATGTTCAAATATTGGCCAGCATAGAAGGTATTGGTGAAGATAATGATCAACTCAGATATCTGTCCAATTGGCAAGAGGTTGAACAAAATATTTTAAATATAAAAGCATTACCTAATGTACTATTTCATTTACATTACATATTGCAGTGTTTCAGCGTAAGAACATTAATACCTGTACTAGCTTGGTGCGATCAGCACCATGTAAAAATAGTTGATTTAACACTAATTGAGCCTAACTTTTTACATATAAATAGTGTTGATGTAGAAATTATTAATCGCTTTAAAAATCAGTTGATGAATACCAAATCAATATTTAATCAGCAGACTGTAGATAAAGCATTAAAATTAGTAAACGAACACAAATTTAATCCCAAGTTAAAAGAAGAACGTAACAAATATCTTGATACTTTGGATAGCATTAGAAATACCCACTTAACAAAACTTATCGAAAACTATTATGAGCCAACAACAATATAATTTAAAAACCAAAACAGATTACCTACACCGTAAAATGTTTCTTGACCCAGCAGGTCCTGTTACTATTCAACGCTTCGAAGAAGTCAAGTACAACAAACTTACAAAGTTTGAGCAAGAAGCACGTGGATTCTTTTGGGTTCCGGAAGAAATCAGTCTGACCAAAGATGCCAACGACTTCAAAGAAGCCACAGACACAGTACGTCATATCTTCACTAGTAACTTGTTACGCCAAACAGCCTTGGACAGTTTACAAGGACGTGGTCCTACACAAGTGTTTACACCTGTGTGTAGTATTCCTGAACTGGAAGCACTCATGTACAACTGGGGCTTCTTTGAGACAAACATTCACAGTCGTAGTTACAGTCACATCATTCGTAACATTTACAACGTGCCCAAAGAAGAATTCAACAAGATTCATGACATACAAGAAATTGTAGGCATGGCGTCAAGCATCGGCCTCTACTATGATCGCTTGCACATGATTAACTGTCGTAAAGAATTGTTGGAAAAGTTTGACGAACAATTACATATCAATGCCATCTGGTTGGCGCTTAATGCCAGCTACGGCCTAGAAGCATTCCGCTTCATGGTTAGCTTTGCCACAAGTTTGGCCATGGTTGAAAATCGTATCTTCATCGGCAATGGTAACATTATTAGCCTGATCCTACAAGACGAAATCCTACACAAGGATTGGACTGCCTGGATGATTAACCAAGTGGTCAAAGAAGATCCACGCTTTGCTAGAGCCAAGGTCGAGTGTGAAGCAGAAGTGTATCAAATGTACCTGGATGTCATCCGTGAAGAAAAACAATGGGCTGACTACCTGTTCCAGAAAGGTCCTGTGATTGGTCTTAATGCCAACATTCTCAAAGACTTTGTTGACTACACGGCAGTAGGTGCGCTCAAAGAAATTGGAGTCAAGTATCAAACTCCTGCTCCTAAAACAACGCCTATCCCCTGGTTCAACAAGCACGTGAACACCAGCAACAAACAAACGGCACTACAAGAATCAGAATCAACAAATTACGTAATTGGGGTCATGAGTGATAACCTTGATTACGATGCGTTACCAAACCTATAACAATAAAGGAAACAAGTATGACTAAAGCTGTAGTATGGAGCAAAGACTCCTGCCCATTCTGTGTTCAAGCAAAAGCATTATTAACACAAAAAGGTATAACATTTGAAGAGCGAAATATCAATAAAGATTGGACCAAGGAGCAGTTGCTAGAAGCAGTACCCAACGCAAGAACTTTGCCCCAGATCTTTGTTGACGATAAATTAGTAGGCGGATTTACAGAATTACGAAAACATTTACAAGGATAATATGATAGTTGAAAAAGACCGGGTTTACACATTTAAACTGACCAACGCAGACGAAGTAGTTGGTAAAATAGTAGAAATCACAGACGCAGCATACATTGTATCACAGCCACTCAGTGCAGTTCCTACAGAAAAAGGCATCCAGTTGATTTACACCGTATTCACTGGAGATCCCAAGGAAAATGCTACTATAAATAAAACAGCAGTAGCAATGATTTGCCAAACTCGCGAAGAAGTTGGTGATCATTACTTGGAAGCTACAACAGGTTTAAAGCCAGTTCGTAAGCCTTCTATTATTATGGGATAATATGGGTAAGCAGATAGTTCGTGTTGGAGATGTCAACAGCGCCGGCGGCAAGGTGTTAACCGGCGACAACTCTGTACGAATCAACGGCATACCAGTGGCAGTTGACGGCTCGCCTGTCTCCTGCCATGCGCCTACCAATAATAGCCAACACGTTCATGCACGCTGCCGAGCATCGGTGAACAATATCAGAGTCAACGGTAAACGATTAATATTTGTCGGCGACACCGACACGTGCGGACACAAACGAGTTCAAGGCAGTAGTAATACAAATGGCTAATAGTTCACTAACACCGTTACAAATGAATGCCGGTAGTGGCTTGCTACAAAATCAAGGTTTAATCATAGCCCCAACATTTACCGTGGCTATTAATTCATACAACAATACGCCAACCATTACTGCACTAAGACAAGCCATGGCTATTGCTGGAAATACCTATCCGGGATTGTACACCATTGGTGCTGCCACTTGCCCAGCGTTGGGTGACGCTGTGCCTGCCGCGTATTCCTCTTTGCCTACTTCATCATCGGGATGGGTCAACAGTTTTATCACAGTGGCCAATAAATATCTTGGCAACGGTGACTTATCAAAGTTTGCGCAGGCCGAAGCAATTTGCCAAGGATACATTGATCAAGTTAATCCCTTTATTAATTCTTCTGTTAACAGTCAAACATATTTAAAAAATACATTCAGTGACACCAATAACATGGTCACCGGTGATATTACCGCGGTCAATAAAGCCACCACTCAGTGGGGAGCAGATTTAGTTAACCTGGGCAGATTGATTAATCTACAAGACCTTGATGCTCTTGGATCGCCACTAGCCTTGACAAAACAATTGGCCGCTGCCGGCAGTCTAACACCGTCACTGGCACTGGCCTTTTATGATGCCAATGTTCCGCTGGATATTGTGGTCAATATTGGCGATCCTAATTTGGCAGTCGCTGATAGCGTTCAAAAATCCATGTACACGGCCATGACAAAAATTACTGGTACTAGTTTGACAGAAGTACTGGCTGTATTAAAAGTCAAAACTGCCGGCATCACAACCATGGCAGATTTACTAAATCCATACAAGATATTTCCAAATAGCTTTTTAACCTTGACAGTTACCACTACTGATGGCGTGAGTAAAAAGATTTACCTTGACAATCAAGGCACAGTTAATTTAAATGTTTTATCAGGCCTGCCAACCTGTGATGATTGCGCTTGTACTCCATTGGCACTACCCTACGCAAGATTAAGCACAATTATTCCACCAGATCAAGCCGCTGCCAACAAGGCATTGTCATACAGTATGTCTCAAATTGCTGGCATTAATAACATGAAGCTTGAAGCTTTTGCCGCAGCAGTGAGTGGTATCCAATCAATGGTGGGCTTGCCTTTGGTAAACGCACAAACATCTGCGGTACCGGCCCCTGTGGCAAATTACTATGCCGGAAACATTGCCAAAGGTACCAGTGTCAACGGAACATTTGTTATTTGCGATTTCTTAGGCACCGCCGCTGGCGTTCCTGGTACAGTTTTATTGGCCAACACCGTAGCTCAAATGAACACCATGGATTTATCCTCAATGACCGCCTGTTACACAACCACGGTCAACGCATTGAATGGAGTTTACAATGTACCCAATGCCTTAGAACCAACTGCCAACGATATAGTTATACCTAGCGGATTGCCAGCAGCCGGTACATATCAGCCAGTACTAGCAATAAATCCGTCACCACCGCCAAACTACATTGTGGTTACACCGGCCATTACATTTGCCATGGCGGCATTGATCGCTGCGTCTAATTCTACTGTGTCTAGTTTGGTGGCCACTTATCCAACACAAACTGGAATACTAAATTCAAACTGGAATCAAATGGGATTAGCATTGACCAACGAGGCAGCCTTCCAAGCCAAGGCCAATCTAGTATTTGCCAATTTAGTAGCCAACAATCAACAAAGTCTTTTTAGCTTGACTCAAAGTTTGCCTGGTATGTCAACTGATACAGCGGTAGGCGCTCAAGTGGAATTTTTTACAAAAATAGCTGACCAGTCTAATTTAACAGGGCAATCCATCGTTGGCCTATTTAGACAAGGTAATACCACAATCGCTCTCAACAGCGTGGGTATTACCAATTCTAACAACATACCAGTTGACCCGTCACCGCCTCCATCGCAGGCCAAGTTAGGCCCTACAACTTACCCATATCCTTGATTGTGTAGTCTAAAAACAACACTCTAAAGCCCTGCTAAATGCGGGGTTTTCTTTTGGTTGACCATAAATTCTTTTCAGGCTATACTGTGTTCATAGTCAATAAAAAGGAGCAGATATGTTCAACACTTTAGTAGATCAGTTGGTCAAGGTTACTCTTACAAATGAGCCTGTTAAAACAGAGTTTTACAATGGCACCTTGTTTGTTAGTACCATTACCGAAGCACAAGCTCGCTCGGTGTTTCATCGGTTAAGTGACACTTTTGGTCTGGGCGCAGTACAGGTCAGTGCCATCGGCGACACAGGTGAGTATGCTTTTGACTTTGTTGAGAAGAAGGCAGAAGACTTTAGCCCATACGCCACAGTAAACTCATAATGGATAAGTTTCTGGTATTCAGTCTAAGCCTTGACGACCAAGCGTTCCTTGAACGCCATCGTAGTAGTAAGTTTGAAGCATCATTGCTCAAACAAGTGCCACTACACCAAGTAGATCGTGCTCGTCAAATCTTAAAACGTATAGGCATCAAAAACAGAACTAAATTCCGCGGCCCTAGAACTCATAGTATCTACACCACACTGAAAAAAGATGCTACTCATGCTTCGCTTTATGAAAGATCTAAATATGCTTAATAACAGAACGTTAGCCATCATTGCCGGCGTTATTGTAGTAGGCGCTATCTTGCACATTGAATATCGCATCAGCACCTTGTCAGACAAGGTTGATGCCATTACTAACATTATTACCACAAACGAAACTATCAAGCACACTCCTGCTGATCGAGAATGTTTAATTAAAAACATTTATTATGAAGCCGGCGTCGAAGATATCAAAGGCAAGTATGCGGTTGCTCATGTAACTGTTAATCGTATGAAGACCGGCCGGTGGGGCAACAACTTGTGCAAGGTAGTGTATGCTCCTAAGCAATTTTCGTGGACACTCAAGAAAAAATTACACAAGCCCGATCCTACTGTTTGGGCCGAATCTCGAGAGGTAGCAATAAATGTACTAAACGGTGCTCGAGTAAAGGGTCTTGAACAGAGTTTATTCTATCACGCAGATTATATTCGACCACCCAAGTGGGCTGACATGACGCAGTTTGTTGTACAAATTGGCCAGCACATTTTCTACAACAAGGCCAAAACTTCAGGAGGTTACATATGAAATGGGCACTAATCTTTTGGGCAGTACAACCTACCAACTACACCGTACACTCGGTTTATTTGAGTCAGGACAACTGCCAAGCAAAACAGGCTTATTATGCTGAAAAATTTACCTCGATGAAAGCAGAGTGTCGACCAGCCCGACAAGTAAAATTAGGTACACCTACCACTGTCACAGTATTTAAAGATACAGTTCCAGGTTAGTACGCACTAACCTATTGTTTTAAAAGAGGTTGACCATTTAATCATTATTTGTTAAACTAGCAGCATAGTTAATAATAAGGAGCTCAAAAATGATGTTTGTTATTCGTACACAGTTTATGGAAAACTACGGCGCACATGATTGGGACGGCACAGGTGAGTGCCCTCAGCATTGGAAGATGAAGGGCGGTAGCGAGTACAAGATTACTGGTGTAGACCCTACATCAGATCCCGAAGATTACATCAACATTGCCGGTGTTGAGTTCAATGACATTGGTGCTCGCGAATACATTGTGAGCTACTCCTTTGAGTCGGATGACTACTTGTCAGCGTTCGAAAAGTCACAGTTAGAGTATGATGGCGAGATTTATTTTTGCGAGCCATACTTGAGCTGGGACGAAATGGAAGCACAGGTTATGAACTCTAAGAGCACAGAGATAGTGTTTAATCGTAAAATTAAGGAGTTAGCATAATGGGCGCATTTAAAAGAATCTACGAAGAAATTCTTGAGTGTAAGGCTCGTGGTCGTAGCATTGAAGACACTTACATTTACTTCAAAGACTACATTGAGTTGGAAGACCTTGTGGCAGTTTGGGAGAGCAACTAATGGAAAAGAAAACTCCTAAATTTGTTTGGTATGACGCAATCAAAAACGAAGTCGAAAAAGCGCAGGCCGCAAAGGAATACAAAATCTCCTATAGGATGAAACCAGAAGATGTTATGACTTTTGTCAGCGGTTTACATACTGTACAGTTGGATATGATTGAAACTGTAGTAGCAAAGAAGGAAAAAGAAGGCTTCCCTGAGGCATCTGTGGTAATTAAGCATATCATGGAAAAGAAATGAAATCAACCCCGTTCCGTATTTGGTTAAACAACATCTGGATGGAGAACAAGGAAGAATACGCAGAAATAGGTCAGCTTGCCATGCCATTGGAAGAGTACTTCCGCCGTTACAAATGGTGGTTAAAGCGAGAGTATAAACATCAACAGAAACTGAGTAAATAGCATGACGATAGATTACACATCGGAACAATTCGACGAGATCAAAGTGGCCGCAGACTGGATAAGAGACTTAGAAAGTAGCGACAGCCGTTTACACAAAGAATCAGTGATTGAGAAAGCCCTAATGGCAGCCAGGTTAGGTAGTGCTAATGCTCAATGTTTCTTGTTCAACTGCTACCAAGCCTACAACCCCTATTATGTTTTTGGCGTTAAGAAAGTTCCAGAAACTGAAGGATTAGAAGGCAAACCAAACCCTTGGCCAAAATTCTGGGCCATGCTAGAAGGTCTACGCACTCGCACTCTCACAGGCCACAATGCCAAGACGGCGATTGAGTTTATGAGTGAGCAGTTTGATTCGGTAGAGTGGAACAACCTATGTCGCAGAGTCATTATCAAAGACTTGCGTTGCGGTATCACAGAGCGTACACTTAACAAAGTATTAGAAAATACAGAGTGGCGGATTCCTGTATTTGAATGTCAGTTAGCCACCGACTCGGAAAAACACCTGGGCAAGATGGTAGGTAAAAAACGCATTGAACAGAAGTTGGATGGCGTTCGTGTCTTGGCTGTATTGACTAGAAATACTACCAACCTTTACTCGCGTAATGGCAAGGCCTTTGAAAACTTCCCGCATATTGTTGAACAACTTGATAAGATCAAAGCCAAGTTGATAGGCATAACATACAAAAAAGGCATTGTACTTGACGGCGAAATCATTGGTGAATCGTTCCAGGCCCTAATGAAACAAGCACAGCGCAAGAGTGATGTTGAAACCACTGATATGGTCTATTCCATATTTGATATTATTCCAATGGATGATTTTGAGCGTGGTTATTGGAATGCTCAACAATACAAACGACTTGCTACCCTTGAAGAAAACCGCGGTGTATTTGATTCTACAGATTGTGTTCGTATCATGGACGGTATTGAAGTAGATTTAGACACAGCAGAAGGACACGATGTCATGCGTCGTTATGCTACAGACGCAGTTGATGCTGGATTTGAAGGCATCATGATCAAGGATTTGGGCGCACCATACGAGTGCCGCAGGTCAACCTTTTGGATGAAATGGAAACCTACCATAACAGTTGATCTTAATATTGTGGGGTTTGAAGAAGGCACTGGTCGCAATGCCGGCAGGTTGGGTGCTATAATTTGTGAAGGAATAGATGATGATCGTAATATACGTGTTAATGTTGGCTCTGGTTTTTCCGACTCTGATCGTGATGGGTATTGGAATTCCAGAGATAAATTACTTGGGGATGTGGTTGAAGTTATGGCAGACGCAGTCACCCAAAACCAAGACGGGACTTACAGTTTAAGATTTCCTCGCTTTGTTCGTTTCCGTGGATTTGAGCCAGGAGAAAAAATATGAAAAAGATAATAGGAAAACAATGAAAGTAAAACGTAGAAAATTTAATATTTTTGAACAACTTGAAATAGAGTGGCTCAAAAATACCGACGAAGGACCAGTTGAGGAATTCATCCTTACACCGGCAGAATTCAAAGAATTCATTTTAGATGCGCACAATCGGCGACATACCTCATTTAAGAAAATTACCGGCAGGCACGATGATCCCATTGGCGGTGATTGGTCATATCGAGGTGCTCTAATTGTGCTAAAAGGTAAATTCATAGATTGATTTAATCCGGTATTTCGTGTAAAATAAAAATATTACGGGGATACTTATGGATTTTATCTTACAAGACTGGTTAATTGAAGCAGTGGTATGTATCAGCATTGGTTTTATCATAGCAATAGGTATCGGATGGTTATTCAACGAATGCGACAAGGAAAAAAGTGGCAACAATTAAAGAACAAGAAGATTTAATCGCAAAATTAAAATTTACACCATGCAAGTATCGCATCTCGTTATGGGGATACGGCGGAGAGATTGCCATGGGTACAGTAGATAAGAAAATTTTTGATTACTTTAAACATCGTAGAATATCTGTTCCAGATTATGCCTGGGATTATGATGCAGTAGAAGAACTTAAAATTCCCGAAGAATTACAACCGTTCTCTCCAGGCTCGTGGTACGAATGTGATGACTTGGCACATACCAGCGGTGTCAGCAGAGATAGCGGCACACTACAAATTGAAGACGAGCATGGCAACGAAGTGCTACAACGCACACTAGATTCACTAGACGGTACCGACATTGGCTTGTGCTGTGACAACGAAGCCTGGGTAGGTATGGCATCACCGGGCGAAGCGGTATTTGTCGGCCGCTCAAACGAAAAAGGCACATTCTTCGAAGGTGAAATTGATCTCACTGCTCCGTTTGATCCAGAGAAGTTAGAATTGATTTACGATGACATTGACGGCGAAGACATTGTCCATAGTGTAATGTACGACGGCGAAGACATTGACAATTTTGGCAGCAATACAAATGGCAAGAGTTCAGAATTTTGTTTTTGTCTAGTTGATGAAAACAAGGATTGGGAAAAGTATGTTGACTACGATAGTATTGAATACCCTACAACAGCTTGGTTCCCTAAAAAGATTGACCCTGTGTATGTTGGCACCTACGAAATTGAAACTGCCGGCAAAAATGCCTACCAACATCAAGCCAAGTGGACAGGCAATAAATGGGTTAGCACTTATGCTGACGAGTCTGAATACAACGATCCTGATAAGGAAATTAAGATTAAGCATTGGCGCGGTATTCCGTACAATCCAGATGCCGAATACTGGGATCCAGCAGCAGAGTTAGATAAGATTATTTTAGAACACAGTGAAGTATTGGAAGAAATCAAAGCTGATCCTCGCGGTTGGCCATTTTAAATTAAGGAGAAATTATGACAACAGCAATATATCGTAGCGCCTCAGGAATCAACGAAGCAATGGGTCGTGTGTATGGACACATGAGTCTTGCCGTAGTTATCAGTATGCTGGTAAGTTTTTTTGTAGGATCCAGTCCTGAGTTAGTAAGATTCTTTTTTACAGGACTAACAAAATGGATTGTTATTTTTGCTCCGTTGGTGTGTATCCTAGCAATGACATTTGCCTCAGAACGATTTAGCAAGACTGGGCTACAGTTATTTTTGTATGCGTTTAGTGCGCTTATGGGACTGAGCTTTGCTACAATCTTTGTCATTTACACCGCAAGCAGTATCTTTACAGCCTTCATGGGCGGCGCTGTGTTATTTGGTACTATGAGCATTTATGGTTACTTTACCAAAAAAGATTTATCCAGTATTGGTTCTTTTATGTTTATTGGTTTAATCGCCATTGTGATTGCCAGTATCATTAATATCTTTATTGGTAGCTCAGTGATGCAGATGGTTATCAGTGCCATTGCTATTGTTGTGTTCTTGGGATTAACCGCCTACGATACGCAAAATATTCGTGAGATAGTATCTCAAGATAACGATACCGGGCGTGAAGAAGTCATGGGCGCACTTAGTCTGTACCTAAACTTTATTAACTTGTTCTTAAATTTACTACAGTTGTTTGGCGGACGTAAGGACGACTAACATGCAAGCCAAACCAGGAACCGTAGGACTATGTGGATGTGGTCGTAGCCCAACCGGCAAGTGCTGCGGTTGGCACGCTCTAACCGAGGACGAGTATCGAGTTAAAAAAGACGAGTACGAATTAGCACAATATCGTACGCAAGCCGAAGAACTTTGGTTCTCTGGTGGATCATGTACAGGCGGCCGATCTGAGTGAGCTAAATATCCGAATCGCTATTGTACTAGCGATTTACTTTTCTATCATGGGAGTAATCGCCATACTAGCCCATGTACTTACTAAAAAATACAACGACAAATGAATCCTATCCCACTATTAACTAGCGCAGTAAACGACTTATGGTTTTGGACCTACAGCCTAGTAGCTGGATGGGGAGTCACTGTTACTTTACTGATTGCGGCTATTATCTTTTTAGGTGTAAAAGTGTTAAAACTAACTCGACGTATTGTTCAACTTGAAAATAGATTAATCAGTGCCGAGCGTGACTACAATATTACCATTGCCAAATGGAAGAACTAGATCACGACGAACTAATCAACCAGTTGCGGGGTGTTCAGTACATTGTGATTAATCGTGCCTTTGGTGGATTTAGCCTAAGTCGCGAAGCCATCTTGTTGTATCTTGAACTATCGGGCACAACATACACCTTTGAACCGCAGGAAGACCGCGATACACAAAATCGCATAGGTGATAAAATCATGGTCAATGGCGTTGAATTTCAGCATCGTGATATTCCTCGAGATGACCCAGCACTGGTATCTACAGTTCGCCGTTTAGGTAGAGCTGCTGATGGAGAATATGCTACACTAAGAGTTGTAGAAGTTCCTGCTGGTGTAGATTGGTTTGTTGACGACTACGACGGCAAGGAATGGGTAGCTGAAAAGCACCGTGTTTGGCAGTAAAATTACGATAAATATTATTCTATGGCATTCGGATATATAACCCTTTTAACCGCACTTATTATTAGTTTAAGTGCCGCTGTCTATTCCATACTGGGATTAACAGCAATTTTCTCCGCGGCCTTTTGGCCTATTGTTATCATGGGCGGCTCATTAGAAGTAGGTAAAATTATTACTACTTTATGGCTACACAAATACTGGGATCGAGCTGAAATACAGTACAAACTGTATCTGTGTTCAGCGGTGGCTATTCTCATGTTGTTAACAAGCATGGGTGTATTTGGCTTCTTGAGTAAGGCACATTCAGATCAAAGTTTAGTATCCGGAGATGCCGGAGCAAAGATTGCTATCTACGATGAAAAAATCAAGATCAGTCGTGAAAACATTGACGCCAATCGCAAGGCACTTAAACAGATGGACGAAGCCGTGGATCAAGTCATGGGTCGTAGTACTGATGAAAAAGGTGCTGACAAAGCGGTAGCAATCCGTCGTGGTCAACAGGCAGAACGTGGTCGTTTGCTTAAAGAAATTGAAGCGGAACAGAAAAAGATTACAGGTCTTAACGAAGAACGTGCTCCGCTGGCCGCAGAGAATCGTAAGATTGAAGCCGAGGTTGGACCTATCAAATACATAGCAGCATTAATCTACGGTGATAATCCTGAGGAGAACGTACTAGAAAAATCTGTGCGTTGGGTTATTATTCTTATTGTTATTGTGTTTGATCCTTTGGCCCTTACCTTATTGTTGGCCGCTACCAAGTCGCTTGAGTGGGAACGTGGCATTAACATATTCAATCTAAACAAAAAACGCGACGAAGACGAAGAAGTCAAACTCAAATCGGAACCTGAACCTGAAGGCGATGTTCCTGTGTTTGACGACAAAGAAGCAATACCGTTAGAAGAAGAAGCAGTAGAAAAACCCAAACACAAATTTTCTGGCTTTGGTGGAGCATGGATGTTTAATCGTAATACAGAGCCTACAGTTGAAGAACCTGTTGAACCACCAGTGGTTGACAACAGTAACACGACTCCAGCTGTTAGTCAGCCTACCGAAGCGACAGATGAAGATCCTCTTGACAAATTGGCCAAACAAGTTTATGCCGCTAGTCATCCTGAGGAAGACCTAGATATTCACCATGCCGCTCACGCTGCCGGCGAAATTGATCAGTTACCGTGGCATAATACGGAACACATTGAAACTTTACCTATCAGTGACGGGGAACGTGCTAAATTAAAACAGCAGTCAGGCCTCCAAGCAGACAATGTACCACCAGCATTAGGTACAATAACTGGCTTTGGCATTTCATTTCCTCCTAATGCCAACCGCGGCGATTTATTTTTACGTGTAGATCAATTACCAACTGTTCTGTACAAATACAACGGTACACAATGGATAGAAGTAGATAAGACATTAACAGATAGTTATGCTCACGACGAAGCTTACATTGATCATCTTATCGATAAGATTGGCGAAGGCCAGTATGATCCAGATTTACTCAGCGATGCTGAGCGTGAACAAATTGCTTTAAAACTTAAAAACAACCTATAAGGAGCCGTATGGCTGATACCATTCATCATTGCTCGTTTTGTGCCAAACACAAAGACGTAGTAGGTAAATTAATTGTAGGTCACAATGTTGCCATCTGCAACGAGTGTGTGGATTTATGTAGCGGTCTTCTCAAAGACAAAAAATCTATCACAAAAGCATCTACTATTAAAATTCCTGACCCACGCGATATTCGCGATTTTCTCGACGAGTATGTTGTAGGACAACCCGAAGCCAAGATTGTATTAGCGGTAGCAATCGCCAATCACTACAAGCGTATCAGTAATCCTGATAACGAAGTTGTTAAAAGTAATATTCTAATGATTGGTCCAACCGGCACCGGTAAAACCCTAATGGCTAAAACTGTAGCAGAATATTTAAATGTACCATTTGTAGTAGCAGACGCCACTACACTTACAGAAGCAGGGTATGTCGGCGACGATGTAGATTCATTGATATCTCGTTTGTATCAAGCTGCTGACTGTGATATTGATCGGTGTCAACGTGGTATTGTATTTTTAGATGAAATTGATAAGATTGCTCGCAAGAGTGAATCTGCTACTGTTAGTCGAGATGTAAGTGGCGAAGGTGTTCAGCAGGCCTTGCTTAAATTGGTAGAAGGCACAAAAATTAAAATTAGTCCCAATGGAGGACGCAAGTCCGATGCCACAGTGGAAATTGATACTACTGACATACTGTTTGTAGCTGGAGGTGCGTTTGTGGGCCTAGATAAAATACTTAAAACTCGTATTCAAGGTACCTCTATGGGGTTTGGCGCTCAACTGACCGCTGACACTACAGTAGAACACGCCCAGGTTGGCCCGGACGATTTAGTCAAGTATGGAATGATTCCAGAATTTGTAGGTAGATTTAGTAGTGTGGTCAGTTTACACGATTTAACCAAAGAACAACTGGTGAGTATTTTAACCAAAGTAAAACACAATTTTGTAGAACAATACCAGTGGTTGTTTGACCAGGATGGCGTAGAACTTGATTTTGACCTAGAAAGTTTAGAATTAATAGCAGAGAACACATTAAAAACAAAAACAGGTGCCCGTGGCCTGCATTCAGAATTAGAGCGTATTTTGTTGCCTCATATGTTTGATTTAAAAAGGTACAATAAACAGAGCATATTACGAGTAGCGATTAGTCCAACCCTGGTAAATACTCCTACAACACTGGCACAGGAGAATGAATGAGTTTTTACGGTAACGGCGTATTGGTCAAGGACGGCAATGTAGAGAAGGCTCTACGTAAATTTAAGAAAAAAGTACAAGAATCTGGTCTGCTTGAAGAACTTCGCGAACGTCAAACCTACGAAAAGCCCACCACAGAACGTAAGCGTAAAAAAGGTGCTGCCAAAGCACGTTGGCGCAAACAACTACGTAGTCAGCAACTACCTAAAAAATTATTCTAAATGTCAAATGTTTTATGCCCAGCCATTGATGTGGGCTTGTATTTAGAAACCAATGGTGATATTAAAACTTGTTGTTCTGGTGGCCCAATGGGCGAGGGTGCCTTGGGCAATATCAATAAACAACCGCTGTCGGAAATATTCACCCCCTACAACAAAAAATACATTGAAATTCGACAGGAGTTGGCAGAGCAACGATTTCCTGAATACTGTTCAAGTTGTGTTCAAGCAGAAAAAATTACACCAACACACAGCCAATACAGCGCATTTACAACAAAACACACTAGTCCAGGTTACCGCAGCCTACAACACGTTGATTTACGATGGAGTAATGTATGTAATTTGTCTTGCCGTTATTGCAATTCTCGATACAGTTCAACCTGGGCAAAAATAGAAGGTGATGCGCCCGAATCAGTAAATCGCAATTATCATGCCAGTATTTTAGAAGAAGTAAAAAACTCTTACGATTCATTAAAAGAAGTATTTTTATTAGGTGGCGAGCCCTTGCTACAAAAACAAAATGAAGAACTGCTAAAAAGTTGTAGAGAAGATGTAATAGTTACTGTGTTTACCAATTTAGCTACTAATCTAGAAAATAATGCAATATACAAATTACTAAAAGAAAAATCTCAAGTTCGGTGGTATGTGAGCTTTGAAAATGTTGGAGATAGATTTGAATACGTGCGAGCTGGAGCCAGCTGGGATAAACTTGTTCATAATTTAGATTTATTAGTTAAAGAAAATCAACACATTAGTATCATTCCTGTTTACAGTATTTGGAGTGCTACTAGACTGGTTGAATATTATGATTTTATTTCTCAATACCCAATAGGATCTCAACACTGGCGTTTTGCCCAACCAGCCGGCGGGCGTACAAAATCTTATGGCGTTATTCCTGATGGCTACAACGAAACATTTAAACAGTTGGCCATTGAACAGATTGATCTGGTCACAGAAAAATACAACGCTGATGCGTCTCTTCAAGATATCAAAGCCCATCTAAAACGCGACACGGTTAAACCAGACAAACACATTGAGTTTTTAGAATGGACCGCGCAGCAAGAAGCTCTTTTACCCCCATCCAAATCTTTTGCTGAACTTTGGCCAGAAGTTTACAGCAGTTTTACCAATTGAGTTGATTTTATCATTAAGTACGTGTATTATACTTAAATAGTATCACTAAGTAAAAAGCACGACAAAAACCCTCGACATATCTACGCATTTCATTGTAACAAAAGGCACAAAAAGGTTGACTATCTAATCAACTGGTGCTATACTAACAAACTAGTAAGAAGTTTAACAGAAAAGTGTTGTTTAAAGACGACACTAAATCGGTAAAATAAAGTTGTAAAAGACTTGACTTTAATTGTAAATGCTGTTACACTAGTAGACTAGTAACAAATAACAACCACAACTGTTCCGCATAACGGCGTGAACGATAACCAAGAAGTTACAAACTATCTTATCTGCTCTTTAAAAATTAGACAATCGATAAGTGTGGGCACTTAGTAAAGCATCCATAAAGATGTAAAACATAAGTGCTCGATCAATTGAGTACTGAACAATACAGAA